GTAAATATCTGTTCGTTGAAATAACAACCAACACAGGAATAAAAGGAGTTGGCGAAGTTGGTGTCTGGGGATTCCTGGACAGCACCGCAGAGGTAATAGATAAGTTTCGAGACTATTTAGTCGGTAAAGACCCTTTTAATATCGAAGATCATTGGAATTATTTATATCGAAGTATGTATTTTCGTGGAAATATTATCATGGGAGCACTTTCAGCAATTGATATCGCTTTGTGGGATATTAAAGGTAAAGCGCTGGGAGTACCAATCTATCAATTATTAGGTGGTAAAACTAGAGATAAAATTCGATGCTATGCAGTTGCTTTTGCGTATACACCAGAAACAATTGCTAAACAATGCCTCAATTTGAAAAAATTAGGTTTCAATGCTGTGAGATTAATGATAACAAAAAATATTGAAGATAGCAGTTCTTCAAAAGTTTCTAAAACTTTTTCGCAAAGTATCAAAGACTACCTTGCAAATATTAAGGCGTGTCGAGAAGCGGTAGGTGATGATTTTGATATCATTTTGGAATGTCATCGCAGTTTAACGCCCGCTGAAGCTATCGTGCTTTCACAACGAGCTGCTAAGTACAATCCCTTATTTATCGAAGATCCAATTGCACCTGATAATGTTGAAATGATGCAAGAAGTTGCCGAAAAATCACCCATTCCGGTTGCCACTGGTGAAAGAAATATCAATATTCAAGAATTTGAAATTCAATTACAACACCACGCAGCAAAATATGTTCGTCCTGATGTATGCGTAGTAGGCGGTATTACGGCTGGCAAAAAGATTGCATCAATTGCAGAAGCCAATTATGCTCAAATCGTTCCTCACAACCCTCTTGGACCAATTTCAACCGCAGCCTGCATTCAGCTCGCCGCATCAATTCCCAATTTTGCGATTCAAGAATTTCCCTCTTTTTACTTCCAAGGCGAAGAGTCTAAAATGCTAAAAGATTCTTTTGAAGTCCATAACGGATATATTACTGTGCCTGAAAAACCAGGATTAGGGATTGAATTAATTAAGGATGTAGAAGAAAAATACCCAGTTGCTCAAAGAAACATAAAAGCTCAGAGGGCTTTTGACGGGTCAATTGTAGATGTTTAATGATTTAAACGGACTAAGCAAAAAGCAAAGTCCGTTTTTTATATTACCCGGAATGTCAATATAGAACCTAAATGCCCCAAACAGGCATACGTAAAGCCTATATTACGGGCTTTACGACGTTTTGTTGTGCGATTGTTGTGCGATTAAAGGCATAAAAAAAGAGCGTCTAACCGATTAGGGCTAGACGCTTTTAGTTTATTTATTAATTAGCTGCTTGTAATTTTGCTAGGTTAGCTTGTGCATCGGTAGCAGCCTTTTGAGCTGCGGCAAGTGCATCGGATTTAGCTTTAGCAGCTGTGGCCGCCTGTTCTGCCTGTGCTTTTGCAGTAGCTTGCTCAGTGGCTTGTTTTTCCTGTTCTTCGGTCATTTGTGGATAAGTGACATCCAATTCTTTAATGGCCTTAGAATATTCATCTTCGACAGCATTTTCTATAGTGGTTAGATCAGCCTTTTTAAAACCAAGTTTAGTTAAAGCTGAAACAACAATCTCAACGGCCTTAGACTTTTTAGCTTCGCCTTCGATGTATCTAACAACACCGAGCTTTTGTACAGCCACCACGGCATCGTGAGCTAATGGTGTTAATAAAGCAACAAACTTGTTAGCTTTTAGGATTTTTACGATATAAGCACCAATAACCGGAATAACAGCCACGGCGATCGCAATAATAAGATCAGAAATATTAACTAGATTCATTTTTTAATTCTCCTTTGTATTTTTAAAAAGTTTACTTGTCTAAGCAATGTAAACTTTTCGCCTTTTTAAGACGTTTTTGTCACTTTATTTTTAAATTTTCACCAACATAAATATAGTTGGCATTTTTTAATCCATTTAATGAGACTAATTTACTAACGCTTGTTCCATACTTACTAGCAATTGCGCTCAATGTATCACCAGAAGCAACTTTGTAGTAGCTAGCAGAACTAGATGATACGGATCCGGAAACCTTTAACTTTTCTCCTGGAATGATGATATATGGACTGCCAATTCCATTTAATGAAGCTAGTTTCTGATAAGTAGTTCCATATTTAGCAGCTATAGCACCGAGTGTGTCGCCACTTTGAACCGTGTAATATCCAGTTGAGCTAGGAGCGGATATTTTAGCAGTCGTTGAAGTAGTTAGTAGAATCTCAACATTGCTCTTACTGATCCAGGAACTAATCCCAGCCAAGAGAACGTTGTTACCTGATACCTGCGCAACTTTATAGCTTTTACCCTTAACCCAGCTTGGAATTGATTCACCAGTCGACCATTTAGAAGCCGAAAAATTGACCTTAACCGTGTCACCAACAACGATCGAACTCTTTGGAGTGTTGTTGGCTTGCTGGCCAGCTTTAACAGCTGGTGTAGAAGTGGTTGTTTTAACAGCTGTACCTCCAGTTGAAGCTGTAGTTGTGCCTTTATAACCGTTATCGGTAATCCCAGTTAAATCAATGTCACCATCTAAACCACCAGCCTTATAGGTCGATGTAAATTGGAATAGATGGATATTATTAAAACTTGGAAAGTAATTATAGTTGGGACTAGTCGTTACGTTGTAGTTGGGATATTCAGCCATCCAAAGTGGGTAACTTTTAGCTAAAGAAGCTAGGTCAAGATGACTGGTTAAAAAAGCTTTGTAACCATACAAGACAGCTGTATAACCGGCTGCCTGGATTTTGTCTAAAGCATATTTAACACTGGCCGTGTTTGGATTGCCTGATTCAACATCCAAAGCAACAATCGAGCCTTTAGGAGTTTGAACCTTAGGTAGATAATAATTTAGCATCTCATCAGCTTGAGCGTTGCTGGAGAATTGAGCATAAATATACGTATGTGCCCTTTTACCCTGGGCAATCGTTGAAGCTACTTGTGTAGCATAAGTCGACTGTGGACTAAAGTAGCCATCGTAATAACCACCCAATTGGATAATGGCAAACTTGTCGCTTGCCTGTCCGAACTCGGCTGTGCTTGTCTGATAGTGGCTTAAATCCACTCCTTGATCTCCTTTAGCCGCAAAGACCGGTGAAGCAATCGCAAAAGCCGATAAAGCCGAGATTGTTATTAAAATTGTATTTAACTTTTTATGTGTCAATGAAAAATTACCTCCAAAATAAAAGCACTGGCTAATTAGACCGGTGCAAACATATTTTTTAAACTATTAAATTGTTTATTTTCCATTTGTAAATTCTTTCCAATCCTCTAACGTATGAATGCGTTTCTCATGATCAGACTCTTTTTCATCTATCTCTTGGATTTTTTTGAAATCATGATCTAACATTTCGGACTGTTTTTTAACACTTTCATTGAGTAAATGGACTGTTTCGTTTAACGACTCAGTGGACTCTTTAAAGTTGTCTGTGAAGAATTTATTTAATGTTTTTCTGAATATGGCATAAATGGATCCCAGCAGGCCAATGCCTGTTGCGATCAACATTAGCCAAGACCTAATGCCATCCGGATTCATGTATTAACTCGCAGGCGTGACGTCTTGTGATGCCGCTTCATCAAAAACAGACTTTTCAAAGTCGGCAAAATCTGCTTCAATTTGAGTACGATTGGCACTAAATCCTTGTGCGTTAATAGGATTGACCGAAAGGCTGACGTTACTACCATTGACCGAACCATTGAAATAGGCAATTTGGCTGCCATTAGCGTCTTTGCTTTGAGCATTGAAGCTCTGTGATTTATTGATTTCCATTATTTGTCTCCTTGATTAATAATTTTGATGTGGCTTGCATCGACCGTGCCTGATTTAAGAACACTGTTCCCGTGAAAAATAATTGAATGATCTGTGATTTCCATACTTTCTTTTCCTATCATTTCTTAGCCTCTTTTGTTTCTTCAATTGGTTCAAAAGCGTCCATAAAGGCATCAAAACCATGTAAGTTTTGTGGATCGATGTCTTGGTCAAAGCTTGCAAAATAGTCTTTGATGACACTAAATTCTTCTTTGTAGCGTGGCTGAATTTCAGCCGTTTCATCAAACAGGTCTTTATGAGCTTGCTGATAATCGACTTGTGCAGTAGGCAAGTCAACAGGCCACGTAATGCGCCCCTGGTCATCGACTGAACCGCCGAATTGTTTGACTAAATCTTTTTCAGATTCATACAAGTCTTTGGCAATTTCAGCCAGCGACTTTTGAAACTTTGCCACGCCACGAGCCACCTTTGCAGGCAACTTCAATGAACCTAAAAAGTTTGCAACTGGGATAATATCTTGATTCTTGATTTCCATATTTTCTCCTAAATAAAAAAGCCTATGCGGCTTTCAAAGTTTTGATTTCGTTTTCTAATTCTGTGACACGTTGCTTTAGTGTTTCAACCTTGCTGTCTTCTTCTTTCAAACCCAAAGCCACAAGTGATGTAAATGAATATTGATCAACGCCTTCTTGGTTTAACAATGACTGTTTCATCAAGCATTTTAGCGAATTCTTCGTTATATTCATCAGGAGCAATATTGTTATCCTGCTTTGGCCAAGAAATTTGACCGCTGGATTTATTAATTTCTCCGCCATATCTTTTAACTAATTCTTCTTGTGACTTTCCCATTGGCTTTGTAGCGTCTACAAGAAGATCTTTTAGCCTGACAAGAGCAGGCTAAAAGATCTTCTTGTAGACGCTACAAAGC